CCATTTGATAATTAACAATTTAATTTTGCGCCGCCTCGTTTTGGGGCATGGTTGGGGCAAACTCGCTTAGCTGTGTATTTAACAGGGCTACCTGTGCATTATTGTTTTCAGACATCCATTTCCCGTATACCTGAAACACCATTTGCGCATCTGCATGTCCCATCTGGTTTGCTATGAATGCCGGGTTGGCACCGGCTGTCAGCGACCAGCAGGCATAAGTATGTCTCGACTGATATGATTTGCGGTGGCGGAGGCCAGCGCGCTTTATCGCTGCGTCCCACATCTGCCTTATTGAGTCAACGGTAAAATGGTCACCATAATTTTTTACTCTCGCTGACACTTCAGGTTGAAAAACAAAGGTGCATTTTTGTTTTTCTGTTCTGCCGAACTCTCTGAGGTGAACGTCAATAATATGTTCTTTGCTCAGCCTCGTTAGTGTCATCTGACTCCTGAGAGCGTCGATTGCAGGCTTGATAAGGTGAATTACCCGATTGGTACCAGCCTGTGTTTTCGGTACCGTAAAACGATCTTTTGCTAAATTTCTCCTGATCATCATTGTTCCATTTTTCAGATCTATGTCCTCCCACCCAAGCGCACACAGTTCACCAGGGCGAATGCCTGTATAAACAGAAACACACCATAAATTTTTGGCCTGCTGATTTCTGCAGGCGTCGATAAGACGGATAAATTCCTCCCGTGAAAGAGGATCAGGAATGGTTCTTGATTCCTTTAATGGCGAGATCCCCTTAAACGGATTATCTGTCAGGTAACCGTTATCAACACCGAACTGGAACACGGCGTAAAGATTTGTCATGTAATTATTTACGGTGACAGCCGATCTCCCCGGTTGCGTAACAATATAATTACTTTTGGGGATCTGGTATCCAGTAAGTAATTCTTTACGTACCGCCAGCAATTTTTCTTTATTAATCGACGAGGCAAGATTTTTTTCACCGATTATGCTCAGAATATTTTTGATGACGGCACGGTACGTGTTGAGTGACGTTTTTGCGACTTCCGTTTCTTTCAGTGCCAGAAATTTTTCAGCCAGTTCCTTTATGGTTAAATCTTGTCGGGCCTCACCAAATTTTTCCAGATTGTGTGAGGAGGGAAACTGTTTTGCATAGTCGAAAACGCCGGTTTTTATTGCATAACAAACAGAGGCGCGCAGCTCACCTGCAATGCGCCTGTTTTTTGCCGTGTCAGGAACCCCCAGATTTTCCCTGACTCTTACACCTTTATAAACAAACCAGATACGTAATTTCCCTCCATGGTTTTCCACGCCTGTCGGATATTTCATTTCAGCTTCTCTCATTGGTTCGTGTTGCTTTTAGTCAAGCAAGATGACGTCTTGGTCTTGCAGATGCCTGGCGCTCAATCCAGCGATCAATTTCTTCCAGGTTGTAAAAGCATGGACTGTTATCCCATGGCATACCGTCATGAGCGACATGCTTATATTCCCTTCCTTCCATAAACGATTTTTCCCTGGCTTTTTTTAGCGTTCCCTTTTTGATTCCTTTAAGTGCAATTAACTGCTCTTCGGATACCCATTTGCCAGGAGAGACGATCATGATTACTTCGCTCATCGATTCTTTATCTCTTACATCAGATGAACGCCGGTTGTAGAATACCAATTGCAACCGGCGATGGTTGAACATTAAAAATCAGCCTGACTTGGGATCAGTTTTTGCCAGATTGCTGAAACTTGTTTTGCCTGGTGACGTGCATCATCAAGTGCATTGTGGGGTACACCTTCGAATGGAATAGCCATTCTGACATCAAAGCCAATGGAATTTCCCAGTTCAACAATTGTGCGCACATCGCGATCGTTGTAGTAACGCCACGGGCAGGGGATCCCCTGCCGTTCATATGAACGGCGTAAAATCACATTGTCGAAGTTGGCTCCATTTCCCCAGATCTGGACAAAGCTTTCGCCGGAGTTTTCGTTGATAAATTCCCGTAATTGCAGTAGAGCGTCATCTAACGGGATTTCATCGGTAAAAATGGCAGATTGCGCTTCGCGTGATCGCTTCGCCCACCACTTTATTGTTTTCCGGTCGATGATTCCGCCAGATGTTTCCAGATCGATAGCTTTGCTGAATTCCGGCCCCATCTCTCCGGTTGTCGGGTCAAAGAATTTACCGCCAATAGAGTTGATTGGTGCATCAGGATTTGTTCCCATCGTTTCAAGGTCGACCGACAGGTGAGTCCACACTCTGCTGGTGGATGTGATAATGTGATGACTGTTCACCGCAATTAAGGGATCTGCCGTCTCGCCAGTTTCACTATCGCTGGCGTGGTCCTGAGCGCTGCCAGCATTCTCCTTGTGTGGATGTTCAGCGCCTTCCATTTTCTCCGAATTGTCTTCCTGAACTTCGACCTGATTCTCGTCATCGAACGTTTCCTGGTATGTTGCGTCACCCATCACCGCGCCACAATCAGGGCAGTTGCCGCCACCGCTCTTACCGCAGGCGGTGCAGATCTTTTCCGGTTCCTGTTGCGCTACTGGTTCGGATTGTTTCGTTTCTGGCTCGTTTTGTTGCGTATTTGGGCTGTTTTGATCCGCTTTCTGGTCGTTCTGTTCCGTTTCTTGCTGGTTCTGGTTCACAGAATCGCGGGTTTCAATTCCCTTCACCCATTTCGGATCATTCGGGTCGCTAATCCCTTCAACAAATTCACCACGTGATACTGCAAGCAGTTCATCGGCGTCAGGCTGGCTGATATTGGCTGCCTGCATAATTTTGTTTACTTCGTCAGCGGTAACTTTTACTGACCCTGGTTGTGCGGTCGTGTCAGATGCACCAGTATTTTGTTGTGAACCTGAGTATGTACCGTTTTTGCGGGCGAAATATTCTTCTTTCGTGATTTCAGTAGCCCCAGCAGACAGCGCCTTATCCAGACCAGAAAGTTTGTTTGCGCGACCGTATTTTTCGCCATCCTTGTCGGTGAAGAGGAAGTAGAACGGCCCCTCACGCTCTACAGATGGTTCGACTTCCACTTTGCATTCGGTTTTTTCGTTGTCCGGAATTGCCGTTTCCACTGCATCAGTTTCTGGTACTGGCGACGAGAGAGTATCAGTTGCGCTCTGATTTCTTCCTTCATCTTCAAACACGCCCTTTGTAGTCAGGTATTCAGTAATGTATTTGTTCAGTGCCACAGGGTCTTTGTGAATGTCGATCGGACGTTCACGGATAAGGCCAAAAATAGTCTGGCGGTCGTAGCGAAGGGCATCAGGCTGTTTGCGCATTGATGCCGAGATACGCTTCCAGTCTTCGCGGTCGTTGTCGATAACTTCATTTTTTGCCCAGCGATGGATGCTGCCGTCAATGTTTCCGGCATCCACATCACCAGGCCAGAGAGCGTAGGCCAGTTCGTCATCCAGTGTTTTCCATGTCTGCTTGTATTCGCGATGAATGGCAGCAATGACCGGGTTGATTTTTCCTGTTGAATTTTCAGTGTGCTGTTGATTGGCTCTGGCGCGGGCGAGATCAACAACAGACGTGTATTTTCCGGCTTCCTTGCGTTCACCTTCGCGACGTTTTTTCCAGATGCGCATCTCTGCCTGAATTTCGGGCCATTTGGCACCAGGCTTACATTTATGCTTAACCCACCCGATGGCATGCAGCTTAAGCTCCGGATACATAGCGTTAACTTCTGGCATTTTCATCAACGCTTCAACGATATGGCCGTCGAATGTTGCCATGTCTTCCTGCAACAATTCCTGTGCGCTAATCACCATATCAACAGTGATGTTTTCACATGTGTCGAACTTAACCATGACAGCGTTCTGTACTTCAGGGGCCAGCTTGTCAAAAGCGACGTTCATCGGATCTGATTCAGTCTCAACCGGGACAAAGGAAGCAGCCCCCTCATCCCAGCGGTTTTCCTGCATATATTCAGCATCCCAGGAATCGAGGGCAGGGCGGGGTATACCGGGTTTATCCTCGCAAACAAGAAATTTATAAGCGCAGTCCTGAGCAGCCGGATAATGCTCCAGGAATTGCCAGTGAAATTTTGCGCGGGCGCGACGTTCATCACCGGCTTCAATGGCAGTGGCTACAGCGACTGCACCTTCTTCCTTTATTGCCTGTTCGTCCGGAATGGCGGCGCAAATAAAGACTTTACTCATTTTGTTTTACCTCATTACAGATTTAAGGGTGAACAAATCCCTGCCATTGCTGGCATATAAGAATGAAATCGGATGTTTATTACGGAACTGTTTTAAAGACCTGCCGGGATTTCGTTATTATCCTGGTGAATAACTTTATCGACCGGGTAACAGTTACCGGGAATTTTCTGTTCGGTTGCTGCAGTCACACACTCCTGCATTGTCCTGTGAACACTGACTGCAATATCAACTGGCTCTCCGGAAACAAGAAAAACTGTCAGAACAAGTGCAAATGCTGTATTCATTGCCAGCATCCTTTTTGTATCGGACGTAAACGGGCCAGCATTGAAAGAATGCATATTTTATTTAATAACTCCCGTTCGTGTTTTCTCTTGTTAATGGCATCTTCAGTAAATACAGGGTTACTGATAGTGACACCAATTTCAAAACAACCTTCAGACGTATTAACGTTTGGTAATAACGTTTCCATTATCGCGTCCTCAACAATGAATTTTGTGATGCGGTGCCTGGTGCCTCCAGGTGACGTTAACCAGTTAACAATTAACGCCGGATACAGTGAATCCCCCCATAACACTGTTTTTAGCTTTAACTGTTCCGCGTGCGCTTAGCCGCATTCACTGCATCACAAAATTCACTTTAAAAAGGGCGGACATCAGTTCATGGGCAAACAGATGCCGCCAAACGTCACCAGAAAATTGATAACAGAGGGCGTTGCAGCGGGGTTGTCACTTAAGCGTATGGTCAACCTGACAACCCGGTGTCCTCAACGGGGAAGGAATAACCCCGCCATACTTACCGCTGCGCCATTTCGCGGAGTGCCACAACCGGAAGCGCACGGTCGACGAAAATTTAACGACAGGCTATCTATGAACCAGCAACCTCGCCGTGCGCTTTCGCGTTATGCTCTGACTTTTCAGAGAAATATCCTTTCAGTAAACTGTCAGTGCCGGATGTTCACCCGTGTCCGGCGCACGCACTCCACTTCACCCGTGGAGAACTCCTTAATTACCAACCCTCAGGAGGGTGAATGTTAAAATCAACTCTTATTGCTAAATGCCTTTATCAAAATCGCATGGTAAGCAGCATTTCAATAGGCGAGTCTGCAGTTAAAAGTATTTTCGAAGAGTACTTTCCCGGGCATGATTTTAATAAATGGAATACCAAATTACCGCCAGCAGTTTCAACGCGTATTCTGAAAGCAACCGAAAGAGCAAGTACAATTCGCGTTAACTATTTCATTAAAGATTTGTGGGATCTTTGATATCCACAGAGCCTAAAGTATGTGCATATGGATGTGCTATTATGCGCCCTCGCAGATTTGCATCATTTTCTAAATTCACTGAACGAAACAGGGCATCAACAAGGCTCTGTACAATGCAAAGGCAATCGAAGACTGTCGCCGTTTCTGTTTTGATTGATGAAAGAACATGGCCATTCACGCAAACAGAAATTACCCGTTTATTAACATCGCTTTCCTGCTTTTGATTATCAGAACCATATAGCCCAGAAAAAGCATTGCGCACATTACGAACCATATTATCGATGGTTTCTTTTTCTGCGGTACTAAGGTCAAGAGTAGCCAGTTGTGAACGAACTATATTCGATGCCATTTCCTGTAATGGCGTTGGTAAATCTTTAAATTCCATTATTAGCCTCGTTGGTTAGCTATTAACGTGGGTATGTAATCATTCTGGCAATGCTTAATGCCGCTGCTTTTTCCAGATTGGTGATATCCTGCTCCAGAGCGGACAGATTTTCAGCCTGCTTAGCCCTGGCTTCATTGGCCCATTTCAGGTCCTGCACCGCCTTAATTTTCTGGTGCATCCACTCATAAAGTTCATCATCGGTATAGTCTGGCGCGATGATGACGGGGTCTCGTTTCTGCAT